GAGGGGTTGGTACAATTTGGCTCGGCGGTTGGTTGTGAAGTTGACAATCCGAAATTCGCGGGTAGCCGTGCGCAGCCGAAGAACCAACCGGCGCAAGGCTTCTTGTCGTCCGGTGCAGCCCACCAAAGGCACCACAATTGGTTTACGCCCATATCGTGCTATGTGGACGTCGTCGGTGAGCCGAACGCGGTCCTCGCGAAACCGGAATTCCTTGTTCAGGAAGGTGACAGTGATGTCGTTGTACCAAGTGTCGATGTCTGTGTGTGAGTACCGAAACTCGCCTTCGATCGCCTCAAGGGTGATCAAATCCACAGGGGTCTCAGGTTTGTCGCACCGAAGCCGCCATTCGCCCTGCTCATCTTCCCAAGCCACAGCGCCCACCGCACCGGCGAGTTCCCGGATAAATTCTTCGGGTTTTTTCACTTCATTAGTTGACAAATTCAGACTGTACCGAGGTTCGGTTCCCCCAGCGCCGTCCGAAACCAATTGACTGAACCATTGGGATGCAATCAAAGCATCCCATTTGTTCAACTGGGTCCCTGGCGCTATAAAGCTAACGCCCCACACTGCGTCCTGAAGGATGGCATTGATCGCCCACGCTGGATCATTTGTGTAGGCCTTTGCCCATGACCCGTCCCACACCGCAGGCGTGTATTGCCTCGTCGTCGGATTGAAGACCGTCGAAGGGGGTACGGGACAAATTAATGTGTACATTCGGGCAGAAATAGTCGGGGTTGAGGCCAGTGTGTTTGACGCCTTGCCATAAATCTGGGCCCAGGCTAATCCTCGCCACTCTTCATGTTCTCCGAATTTATCGTTGAATCCCGCAGTAGCGGACTCCCACGAAATCGTCCGCTTTTCATAATTTGGGTCCGCATCTACAGTATCGATTTCACGCAGACGAACTCGGATATCCCAACTTTTGTTGGCATAAGCCCCCTCAGAGGGTACCTGAATACGCAGCTCGTGGACGCCCCCACCGGACTGCGTCTTACCATTGATGGTGTAATATCCGGACTGCCAGCGGGTGTCTCCAGAGGTGTAACCTGCCTCACGCATAGAGGAAACGACGAGAGCACTGAGGCCTCCTCCCAGATTGACGTCATTCGTGCCAGGGTAGGCAGCAGCGGCACTTGCAAAAGGGGAAATCCAATTGGCGCTGCCCGAAGGCTTCATGTTAATTTCTAAATTGGCCGACGCACTGTAGACGCCATTTTTGTCCTGCCGGAAAAGCTGCTGCACAATAAACCGGAGGTCAATGAAGTCGGCGTTCAAATTCGAAACAGTGTGTGTTACCCAGTCCCCAGGGCCGTTCGTGGCGTCATTCGTAATAGCGAGACCAACAGAACTCGGGGCCGCACCAGCGCCCAGCCGAAGGCTAACAGTCTGGGGAAACTGTAGAGGGTCCCCATCGGCGAAAATCATTGAGAAGTCGGTAAAATTTAGATTACCATTCTCATCCGCCAAAGGGGTGCTGTCCAAATAGACAGAGTTCAGACCGTTGACCAAGCCTTTGAAAGGGCCCCCGCCTAGCCCCAACAGGCCTTCGAACACATCATTTGTGATGATGTTGTCGGGCGTCTGCTTGAAAGAACCACCGCCGCCTTTGGAACCGAAGAGTAAAGTCATCCCGAGGGCTTAACCGAGCGGCTGGTTGAGTGGGAGCCTCAGCGGCTGATTATCCCAAACCACATCTCCTGGAGAAACCTCGGCTATTGAATGACAATGGGACATCCGACTCTAATTAGAGCGGATGTCCACTTTGGTTTCCCACAGAATAGCGCTTGATCCAACGGAGGCCCAATGCACGCGGTGTTAGCCTGTGGAGAAGAACGCGCTGGCGGGAGGGGTGGTAACACAACTCGCGTGGAACGGACTTCGGTGAAGCAGGAATCTGAACCTAAGTTGCTTGCAGCTTAAGCACGGAATGCCGAGATTACGGGCGCCTCGAAAACTGTGGGCATAAAGAAGCCCTTAGCCAACAATCGGGCGTGGATTTCTTCGATGGGAAGTTTCCGGCGCCCCACCTGCCCAAAGTCTCGGTCGATGTCGACGCGGGTGATCGCGTTCTTCGAACGCCAGCCCGCCTCGTGGTGGTGTTTGTCGTTGGGCGCGAGGTTGTTGAAAGATTCAATCTCAACGCCCGCGTTCTCGATAGCCACCTTGCGATGGTGTACGTGACCGGTGAAGATGTAATGGAACTCGGTCTCACCGAAGTCCTTACGGTAATCAGTGATCATCACGTCGGTCATACGTTTGATTGGGCAGCTATGACCGTGGTGACACATAATCAGCGTGCTACCGATCCGATAGGCGATGAACACCTTCTTGTTGTCCAGAATTGTGACCCGAGGATTGTCACGGAATCGGCTGCGCAACGCGATCGCCATCCACAAATCGTTGACCGCGCTGTGATTGCCTTGATTGATGATGACGTCTACGTGCCCGAACTTCTCGAGCATCCGGAGGATCACTCGTTCGAAGACATCGGTAGCGACCTCGAGCATCGTGCCGTAGCACTGATCCGTGTCGAGCAGGTGTCCACTGTGGGACGTGACGCCTGCAATGTTGTCGTGGTGAGTGAAATCACCCATATCGTTGAGCACCGCGAAGTCCGCAGCGGGTGTCTCGGAGATTAGAATGTCGAAGGCTTCAATGATCTCCGCTGCGGCGTCTTCGAGGGTGAAGTCCCGGCCGGTCACACTGGCCTGAGCCAACATATTGAAGTGAGCGTCACCGATGTTGAAGAAAGGGACAATCTGATTTTGGGAGGGTTTGGGTTTTGGGACCCGAGGGATCGGGGGCAGGGGGTAATCTTCGAGAAGCTTTTCCCGTTGGTTCTGGATGTGGGTGGCCCATTTGAGATCATCGACCTTCAGCTTTGGCCAAGCCTGTTTGATGTTACCCTCGGCGTCCGTATTGAGCGTCAGCCGCTCCATGAAGAACATCTCGGGAATGGGCAAACTTAGGCCGTTGCCAGGGTCGTACCCTTTGAGCTGCGCTTTATGATGCAATCGCTGGAGGCTGGATTGAACCGTCTTGTGGTGTTTACCGAGTTGGCGCGCCGCGCGCCGCGCGCTTTGTCCGTTTTCTAAATAGGCTTTCAGACAATCAGCCTGAGCCGGTGAGGCGTAAGCCTCGTGGCCGGCATCGAAAATCAAATGGTCGATCATATCAGTTGGGGCTCGCTGGAAAAGTGCCGAATGCCAATTTGTCTGAGTCAGACTGGAGGGAAAGCCAATGGCCTTTCACCTCAACCTCGCCGATGCAGACGTTCCAAGGGGTGCCAATCTTGATGGAGTTGCCCCCTTGGGCGTCGAAGTATTTGGATGGGTCCGGTTCGGCCGCTTTCTTCGGGGGTTTGTAGAACAAACCCATCACCCCCTGAAGAACCATCAGGGTCCCACTCACCGCGAGACTGGTGGCCCACGAGGCGGCAAGAACACCCCCCGCGGGGGCGAAGGCCACCGCGGCCGCAATCATCGCCGCACCCAAAAGGATAGAGCCCACTTTACCACCGCCACCGTACAAGGAGGGCATCAAGTCAACAGCCTCGGGGGCTTCATTGAGCCGAGCCGCATCGGGATATCCAACCACCTCTATAAGCATTTCTCGGGGATGGTTTGGTTGCTGCCGGAAGAAGCCCTCGACGGCCTCAGAGATGCTTTCAGCCTGCATCTCAACTTGCGCCCCATAGAGTTTGGCCAGTTGGCCGTGAAAACGTAGGATCACTTGCAGACCTCCTGCATCAGGATGCCATCATCGAACCAATAGCGTTTGACCCCGTCGGTCCCGACGATGAAATGTATCAGATCCGGCCAGAGGGTGAACCCCGCGTAGTCCTCCTGGCTGAGGTTGCAATCAGCCCCGGGGTGGGTGTGGAAAGTGGCAAAGATTTCATGACCCTGCAACGCGGCTAATGCCTGCTCGGGATCCATTCGGTAACCCCCGAGCGGGTTCTCATGGATGTTGGTGCAAAAAAGAAGCTGCCCCTTCGACGTGATCAAACCACATTGTTCGGGAAGGCCTTCGTTGGTATCAAGCTGTCGGAGTGTATCGATCACGCAGAACCTCCATGAGGGTTAACTGGGGCACACTCTCCCGATCAAAAGTGACGCGAGGGTGCCTCAAAATATAGCTGATGCTGGACTCCCAGATTCGGTTGAGAGGATCGACCCGTGAGAGCCTATTGGAGAGGTGGTGAAGAATCTCACGGTTGCCTAAATAAACAGCAACGTGGTTCGCGTTACCCTCTCCGATGGTCATGCATAAAATGTCGCCTGGGTGGAGCTGACTTAGTGTCCACTCGGTTAGCTTTTCAAAGCCCTCTCGACGCGCGATGAAGCTCGCCAGATCCAGTTCCCCGCTAGCCCAATCCCGAGGACGGGCGTAGTCGGCTATCAGGATGCCATAATTCTCACGGTAGAAATCCGAAGCCAGGGCCAAACAATCCGCGTAGCCCATTTGAAACTCGCGTCCGATAAGGTGCTCGTAATTCACAGCTGCACCGTAGGGAAGGCAGGAGGAAGATACTGACGTACGGGGAAGCGAAAACCCATCGCGTCGACCCACTTCGATAACTCGAGCGTCAGACTCGACCGGCTATACTCAGCCACCTGCTTAACTCGGTATCGTTGGGAGAAAGAAATATTCTGGTTATTCTCGATATGAGCCCTCAAAACAATCCGATGCGTGATGATCGCACCATCGAGAGCCTTATCGAAAATCAGAGGTTTGACGGGAAGAAGGCTTATGTTCTCATCCCCAATAATAATAGTCGCGCGATCTGAGGATGTCTGACTACTCTTCCGGCCGGGCTTGAACGCCAGAGGGGTTCCCTCATAAGTCCTGCCCCGCCACGTCACAGTATTATCGGATTTCAAGTTCACCGTGACGCCGTCGACTGTTTCGATTTCGAACAGATGGATCTCGGCGTCAGATTGAAGCTGGTGGGCGTCCGCAATATGTTCCGTGGGGTGGCTCATACAGGGGGCTTAATCAGCGGGGGCGGAAACGGGGAGGGGGAGAGGCTGATTGCACATAGCAAAAACCCCACCAAGCGGGTTGCCTGATGGGGTCTTCGTAGGTCTCGGAGGAGATTAAGCTCCGATATAGGCCGTACCGAAC